GAGGAGCTTAAACGTGGCTCTATTATCGATGCGATGACCTGGCAGTTTGGCAGGGTGGCAACGATCTTTGACCTGCCAACGTTTGGTGAATCACCGGTAAAAGCCGATAAGCCGATCGCAGTGATACTCCCGGCAACGGTTCGTAAGGAATGGGCCAACCCCGCCCGTAACCCTGACCCGAAGTATATCGCTGCTGCTGCGCGAGAGCTGAGTAAACATTTCTACGTTGTAAGCCTGGCCGATCTGGAAGCCGGGGAAGAATGGCTGGTGGGCGAAACGCCTGAAGCCGATCTGTACCTGCACGCTGGCGAACTCTCATTAACTCAAATGCTGGCGCTGGTGGAGCATGCCGCGGTGGTTGTCTCGGGCGTTGGCTGGGCACTGCCGGCGGCCATTTGCTACCAAACACCCGTATTCATCATTCAGGGTGGCTGCGGTGCACACAATGCGCCACACATTGTTACCGATCCCGGCATGGATTTATCCCGTGTGGGTTGGGCGCAACCGGACGAATACTGCATGTGCGCCAGCATGGTTCACGACTGCAGCAAGCATATTTCCGGATTTAACCAAAAATTCAAAGGCTGGCTAAATGAAATCGTTCAATGATGAATTAGCGGCTGGCCTGGTCTGGCTGCCCGAGTTAGGCATGGGCCGTTATCCGGTGCCAGCATCACGACCGTACAACCCTGATTACTTCGCACGCTATCAGGCGATGGCCGATACGCCGATGGGCGTACAACTTACCGCCGCACGTATTCAGCTTGTTGCGCGTCACTATCAAGGGCCGGTGCTCGATGTCGGGATCGGCTCAGGGCAGTTCGTAAGCAGCTACCCCGGCGCGCTGGGGTTCGATGTTAATCCCGCGGGTGTGGCCTGGCTGCATGAGCGCAACGCCTTTGCCGATCTGTATGCGAATCGCTGGCGGGCGCTCACGATGTGGGATGTGCTGGAGCATATCGACGATCCGGCTCGTGCAGTAGAGCAGGCCACGGAGTTTGTTTTCGTCTCCCTTCCCATCTTTGAAGGCGCTGAGCATATTCTTGCGTCACGCCACTACCGCAAAGACGAGCATATCTGGTACTGGACGCACGACGGGATTGTACGGTGGTTCGCGGAACAAGGGTTCCGGATGGTGGAGCACAATCGCTGCGAGAGCATGCTGGGCCGGGACGGTATCGGCAGCTATGCATTCAGGAGGACGTAGCCATGCCACCCAGAACGCCTAAAGCCTGCTGCAAAAACACCACCATCGACCGCAGCGGCTTTTGTGACGAGCACAAAGGAGACGGCTGGAAGCAATACAAGCCAGGTCAGACACGACACCAGCGCGGTTACGGTACCGGGTGGGACAAGGCACGGCTTCGCATTCTGAAAAGAGATAAGGGGTTGTGCCAGAACTGCTTACGCCGCGGGGCGATAACAGAGGCGGCCGCCGTTGACCACATCGTCGCTAAAGCGAACGGTGGCAGCGACAGCGACGACAACCTCGAAAGCCTGTGCATCCCCTGTCACCGCGTGAAGACGGCGCGAGAGAGGCTGACAGGCAGCCGGGGGGGAGGGTAAATCTCTGGCACCTTTGCCCTTCCGGACTGCCCGCCCCGTTGAATTTTTACACGCCAAAAATAAGAAACTTTTTTCCGGAAGGTTTCGCCTATTGAACTGGAGGTTTTAATGGGTGGTATTGTTCGATCTTCCGGTGCTGGCCGTAAGCGAAATTTATCCACAGGGCAAACCAGCAAACTGACCAGAATTGCGCCTCCCCCTGAGTTGATGGGGGATGTGGCGATCCGGCTATGGAAAACACAGAGCAAAATTTTAATTGAGCGGGGTGTGTTCGGGGTCGAGGATGCGCCGCTCCTTCTCGCGTACTGCAATGCGTTTCATCTGATGATTGAAGCAGAAAAAGTTATCGCAAAGGAGGGGCTGACCGTCTCCGGTGAGATGGGTGGGGAGAAGAAACACCCCGCTATTAACGTCAGAAATGACGCTGTTTCTCAGGTTGCCCGCCTGGGTTCGCTTCTCGGACTTGACCCACTGAGCCGACTACGCATGACCAGCGGTAAGAATGACCCGGACGATGCAGGGAATGAATTCGATGAGTTTGATTGATGGCTACATATCCGAACGTCAATGCGGCGAACCAGTATGCGCGGGACGTCGTGAACGGGAAGATTCTGGCATGTCGGTTAACCATTCTTTCCTGTCAGCGTCACCTGGATGATCTCGAACGCGCGAAGGATCCGAACTGGCCCTATCGTTTCGATAAGAATAAGGCTGAACGTTTTTTACGTTTTTCTCAGAAGATGCCCCACACCTCCGGGGAGTGGGCGCGGCGGAAGCTCAGGATAGCGTTTGAGCCCTGGCAAAAATTCTCCCTGGGCGTTCCGTTTGGCTGGGTACGCAAAGACACCGGTTTTCGCCGCTTTACTGAAATTTACATCGAAGTACCGCGTAAAAACGGTAAATCCGCGATAGCGGCGGCGATCGGCAATTATATGTTTTGCGCCGATGGCGAGTATGCCGCGGAAGTCTACTGCGGCGCCACGACGGAGAAGCAGGCGTGGAAGGTGTTTGCGCCGGCGCTGGCGATGGTGAAAAAGCTTCCGTCTTTGCGACAGAAGTTCAGTATTAAGCCCTGGGCTAAACGGATGACCCGCCCGGATGGTTCCGTATTTGCACCTGTCATCGGTGACCCGGGGGATGGTGACTCACCGTCCTGCGCAATTATAGATGAGTATCATGAGCATGATACCGATGCGCTCTATACCACGATGACAACGGGTATGGGCGCGCGTGAGCAGCCTGTAACGCTTATCATAACCACCGCAGGGTATGACATTTCGTCTCCCTGTTACGAGAAGCGTGCTCAGGTGGTTGAAATACTGGAGCGCATCAGGGAAGGAGGCGAGAACGAGGCCATATTTTGCATCATCTATACCCTTGATGATGACGACGACTGGACAAAGCCGGAAGCGCTGATAAAAGCCAACCCAAACTACGGTGTGTCGATAAAGAAAAGCTTCCTCAGGGCTAAGCAGTTGCTGGCCATGTCCACACCCGGCCAGACCAACAAGATCCTCACCAAACACTTTAACAAGTGGGTCAGTTCGAAAGCCGCCTTCTACAACCTGCAGAAGTGGATGGCAGCAGCAGATAAAACGCTGAAGCTGTCAGATTTTGCCGGGGAGGAGTGCTACCTGGGGATTGACCTGGCATCCAAGCTGGACCTCAACGCCGTTGCGCCGATCTTCAGGCGAGAAATTAACGGACTTAGCCATTTTTACTGTGTCGGCCCGATGTTCTGGGTGCCCGAGGATACGGTGTATTCCACCGACCCGGCGCTGAAAACAACGGCAGAACGTTATCAGTCATTCGTCAATCAGGGGGTTCTGGTGCCCACCGACGGTGCAGAGGTGGATTACCGCATCATTTTTGAGTCCATCCTCCAACTGCGTGAATCGGTGAAGATAGCGACATGCCCGATTGACCCCTACGGGGCGACCAGCATTTCCCACATGCTGCTGGATGAAGGCCTGGAGCCCATAACCATCACCCAGAACTACACCAATATGAGCGATCCGATGCGTGAAATCGAAGCGGCAATTGCGGCCGGGCGTTTTCATCATGACGGTAATCCGCTGATGAACTGGTGTGTTTCTAACGTGGTCGGGAAGTACCTTCCGGGCAGCGATGATGTCGTTCGCCCGGTGAAAGAAGGGGGTGGCAACAAGATAGATGGGGCGGTGAGCATGATGATGGGTGTTGGCCGCGCGATGCTGAATGAACCGAAAGACTTCCTTTCTAATCTGGATCCTGATGAGGACCTGTTAATCCTGTGAAATCACTCATTATCGATGTTGCCGGGCTGGCAGGCTTTGGCGCGCTGGTGGCCGGTATTTATCTGAGGTATGGCACCGCCGTTGCGCTGATGTCCGGCGGCTCAGGGCTGCTGGTCTGGGCCTTATTCGCGGCATGGAGGACAAAACATGTTTCTTGATGCCCTTTTCAGAAGTCATTCGCTGGAAAATCCAGCCGTACCGTTAACTGCTGAGGCCGCTGACAGTGACGGTATTTTTCAAAGTGACGTGCTGGTTAACCCCAGAACAGCGATGAAGCTGGCAGCGGTTTACGCCTGTATTTACGTCATCTCTTCCAGTGTGGCGCAAATGCCCCTGCATGTTATGCGGAGTGAAGGGAAAAAGGTGGCGGCCGCCCGTGACCATCCCGTTTTCTACCTGGTGCATGATGAGCCTAATGAGTGGCAGACCAGCTATAAATGGCGCGAGCTTAAACAGCGGCATGTGCTCGGCTGGGGGAATGGCTACACGCGGGTTATTCGTAGCCGTCGGGGAGAGGTTACCCGGCTGGATGCCTGCATGCCCTGGGAAACGACCCTGCTGAATACCGGCGGGCGCTACACCTACGGCATGTACAACGAAGAGGGCTCTTTTGCTATCAGCCCTGACGACATGATCCATATCCGGGCACTGGGGCATAACCAGAAGATGGGGCTAAGCCCAATTATGCAGCATGCCGAAACAATAGGCATGGGTATGAGCGGCCAGAAATACACCGCCAGTTTCTTCAATGGGAACGCCCGGCCTGCCGGGATTATCTCTGTCAAAAATGAACTTAACGACAACAGCTGGGAGAGACTGAAAAAGCAATGGCAAAAAGCCACTGCGGCACTCCGGCAGCAGGAAAATAAAACCATGCTGCTGCCTGCGCAGCTCGATTACCAGGCCCTGACGGTTTCACCGGTCGATGCGCAGATCATCGACATGATGAAGCTGAACCGCTCAATGATAGCGGGCATCTTCAACGTTCCGGCCCACATGATTAACGATCTGGATAAAGCCACCTTCTCCAATATCTCTGAGCAGGCCATTCAGTTCGTGCGCTACACCATGATGCCGTGGGTGACGAACTGGGAGCAGGAGCTTAATCGCCGATTGTTTACCCGGGCAGAGCGGCAGGCGGGTTATTACGTCCGTTTTAATCTCGCCGGCCTGCTGCGTGGCACCGGGAAAGAGCGCGCCGAGTTCTATCATTTTGCTATCACTGACGGCTGGATGAGTCGTAACGAAGCCCGCGCCTTTGAAGATATGAACCCGGTAGACGGTCTTGATGAAATGCTGGTTAGCGTCAATGCGGCCAATCCGGCAAAAGACTTTTCTGACAACAAAACCAAAAAGGATAAAACCGATGAGTGATCGCGAGATGCGGTGCTACAGCGGTGAAGTGCGGGCCGAGATGCTGAGCGACCAGCCGACGAGAATCATCGGTTATGGCTCGGTGTTTAACTCCCGGTCTGAACCGCTATGGGGGTTCCGCGAGATTATCAAGCCAGGCGCGTTTGATGATGTGCTGGGCGACGATGTGCGCGGCCTGTTCAACCATGATCCTAACTTTATCCTCGGACGTAGCACCTCGGGAACGCTTGCGCTGAGTGTTGACGAGCGAGGGTTGCAATACAACATTATCGCGCCGGACACACAAACTATTCGCGATCTGGTTATTGCGCCGATGGTGCGCGGCGATATTACCCAATCCTCGTTTGCGTTCCAGGTCGCCCGGGACGGAGAGGGCTGGTACGAAGATGAGGAGGGCATTGTTATCCGGGAAATTTCCCGGTTCTCTCGCCTCTACGACGTAAGTCCGGTGACATATCCGGCTTATCAGGAGGCTGATTCCGGTGTCCGATCCATGAAAGCCTGGCAGGAAGCGCGAGACAGCGGCGCGCTAAAGAGCGCCATTAACCAACGAATGGCGCGTGAGCGCCTGCTGACCCTTCTTAATGCGTAAGGAAAAACGATGAAACTGCACGAACTGAAGCAAAAACGTAACACTATCGCGACCGACATGCGCGCGCTGAATGAAAAGATTGGCGATAACGCCTGGACTGATGAACAGCGCACTGAATGGAATAAGGCTAAATCTGAGCTGGAAGGGCTGGATGAGCGTATAGCCCGCGAAGAAGAGTTGCGCGATATGGATCAGAAATACATCGATGATAAAAGCGATGAACAGCGCGACAATCTGGATAAGGATAACGGTAAAAAACCGGACGAACAGCGTGGACAGATTTTTGATAAATGGATGCGCCACGGCGCGGCTGAACTGAGTTCGGAAGAGCGCAAGGCGTTGCGTGAACTGCGTGCTCAGGGCGTGGCGCCGGATGAAAAAGGCGGTTACACCGTGCCAGAGACTTTCCTGGCAAAAGTCGTTGAGCAGATGAAAGCTTATGGCGGCATTGCTGGTGTAGCGCAAATCCTGACAACATCTGACGGTCGCACGATGGAATGGGCCACTGCGGATGGTACGAATGAAGTGGGTGTGCTCCTGGGCGAGAACGAAGAGGCTGGCGAAGAAGATACCGAGTTTGGGATGGACAGCCTTGGTGCGCTGAAAATGACCTCTAAAATCATTCGCGTATCTAACGAACTGCTACAGGACAGCGCGATCGACTTGGAAGCCTATCTTGCCCGCCGTATCGCGGAGCGCATCGGGCGCGGTGAAGCGCGCTATCTTATTCAGGGCACCGGCGCGGGTACGCCGAAGCAGCCGAAAGGCCTGGCCGTATCTGTGACCGGGACCACCCAGACAGCCGCTGCAACGGCGGTGAAATGGCAGGAGATTCTGGCGCTCAAACACAGCATTGATCCAGCTTACCGCCGCGGACCAAAGTTCCGGCTGGCCTTTAACGATAATACCCTGAAACTTATCAGCGAAATGGAAGACGGGCAGGGGCGCCCGCTCTGGTTGCCGGATATCGTTGGCGTGGCGCCAGCCTCTGTGCTGAATGTTCCGTATGTTATCGACCAGGAAATCGACGATATCGGTGCGGGCAAAAAATTCATGTTCTGCGGGGATTTTGACCGTTTCATTATCCGCCGCGTGAAATACATGATCCTGAAACGCCTGGTGGAACGTTACGCCGAGTTCGATCAGACCGGCTTCCTGGCTTTCCACCGCTTTGACTGCATTCTTGAAGATACCTCTGCAATCAAGGCGCTGGTGGGCAAGGGCAGCGCCAGCAGCTGACAGCCAGACCAGCAAATAACACTCATGCCGCGCCAGCGGTTTTTTTGTGCCCGTCATCCGGCGGGCACCGGAGGATTTATGTTGCTGACGCCTGAAGAAATCAAAGGACAGCTCCGGCTGGATGCCGATTTTACCGATGAAGATGCGTTGCTGGATTTGCTGGCCAGGGCAGTACAAACCCGGACAGAAACGTTTCTGAACCGAAAATTATACGCACCTGATGCAGGCATCCCTGACACCGACCCGGATGGGCTCAATCTGCCCGACGATATCAGGTTAGGTATGATGCTGCTGGTTACTCATTTCTATGAGAACCGTTCTACGTCATCGGAAGTGGAGATGGCTGAATTGCCAATGAGCTTTAACTGGCTTGTTGGCCCTTATCGGTATATCCCGCTATGAAACTCAGGCAGAGCCAGACCAGTGCGACCTATCTGCTGCCTGACCCCGGCGAACTGGATCAGCGCATCACCATCCGCCGCAGGGTAGATCAGCCCAGTGATGATTTTGGCGTCGAGCCGTCTTATCCGGAGTCGTTTGATACCTGGGCAAAGGTGGCGCAAACCAGCGCAACGGCGTATCAGGGTTCGGTGCAGACGGAAAACACAGTAACGCATTATTTCACGATCCGTTGGCGAAGAAAGATTACTGCCGATCACGAGGTTTTCTGTGACGGGCAGATATACCGCATTCGTCGCGTGCGTGACCTGAACAGCAAGCGCCGCTATCTGTTGCTCGAATGTGAGGAGCTTGGTACGGATCGAGGGGCCAGTTATGCAGAACAAAGCGTTTTTACACGTTGATTTTGAACAGCCGAAAGAGCTGGTTTTCAATCGCGCCCGTATGCGCCGTGCGTTTGTCACCCTTGGTCAGGTACATATGCGGGATGCCCGCCGGCTGGTCATGCGTCGCGGGCGCTCTGCTCCGGGAGAAAACCCGGCTTACCGCACGGGCAAGCTGGCCCGCTCAATTGGCTATTACGTGCCCCGCGCGTCAAAGCGCCGTGCAGGGTTGATGGTGACGATTGCACCTAACCAGAAAAACGGGGAAGGGAACCGCCATATCAACGGGGCGTTTTACCCTGCGTTTCTGTTCTACGGTGTGCGTCGTGGGGCTAAGCGTAAAAAAGGCCATCATCGCGGTGCGTCCGGCGGCAGTGGCTGGAAAATCGCTCCGCGTAATAACTACATGGCCGGGGTGCTGGAGCGTCGTCGCAGCTGGACCCGATATGTGCTGTCGCGTGAGCTGCGCAAGTCCCTGCGTCCACAGAGAAGGAAAAAGAAATGAAACTGACGCCGATTGTGGCCGCACTGCGCGCCCGATGCCTGCGCTTTGAAAATCGGGTGGGTGGTGCCGCGCAGTTTAAGGCGATACCAGATGCCGGAAAACTGAAGCTTCCCGCCGCCTATGTGGTACCGGCGGAGGATCAAACAGGGGAACAATGCTCCCAGACTGACTACTGGCAAGACCTGACAGAGGGGTTTTCCGTTATCGTGGTGCTGAGTAATGAGCGCGACGAAAAGGGGCAGTGGGCATCCTTTGATGCTGTCCACGATGTTCGGGCCGAAGTGTGGAAGGCGTTGCTCGGGTGGGAACCGGATCCAAATGCCCACGAGATTGTTTATGCCGGCGGTATGCTGCTGGATATGACCCGGTGCGAGCTTTATTACCAGTTTGATTTTACTGTGAAGTACGAAATTACAGAGGAAGACACGCGGCAGCAGGACGATCTTAACGCCCTGGACGACCTGAAAACGCTCAGTATCGATGTTGATTTTATCGACCCGGGAGACGGGCCAGACGGGCGTATTGAGCATCACACCGAATTAACCTTTCCCTGAAACCTGCCTGGAAAAATAAATGTTTGTGAAACCCGTTAAGGGGCGGTCCGTTCCGGATCCTGCCCACGGCGACCTTTTGCCCGCTGCCGGGCGAAATGTTGAGCAGAGCACCTGGTGGTACCGCCGGGAGGCTGCAGGCGATATCGAAATCGAAAAAAACTCACGTAAAGGGGCCAAAAATGACCGTAAGTTTTAACTACATACCATCCGATAACCGGGTACCGCTGTTTTATGCCGAAATGGATAACAGCGCGGCGAATACCGCGGTTAGCGGGGCGCCTTCTCTACTGATTGGCATGGCGCTGCCGGAAGCTGATATTCCCCTGAACCAGCTTGTTATCATGCCATCAAAGGATTTGGCTAAGAAAATGGCAGGCCGCGGCAGCCAGCTGGCGCGAATGGTCGAGGCCTATCGTCAGGTTGACCCATTTGGTGAGTTGTGGGTTATTGCCGTGCCAGATAATGGTGAGCCGGCAACCGGCACGGTTACCATTACGGGCGCCGCAACTGATTCGGGCACGGTGAATCTGTATGTGGGGACACGCAAAGTACAGGTTACTGTTGCGACCGGTGACACCGGCAATCAGGTCTCTCAGGCGCTGCTACGCGCTATCAATAACAACGTTGATTTACCCGTCACCGCAGAATACCAGACTACCTCCGCCGGCGCGGCACAGGGTACCGTTAAGCTTTCCGCTGTCAATGGTGGCCCGGTGGGTAACTCCATTCCATTAACCCTGAACTATTTCGGTACCGCGAGCGGTGAAGAGGTTCCGGCCGGCCTGAGTGTTCAGACTGGTAAAATGCGCGGCGGTGTGGGCGATCCTGATTTATCTCAGGCCATTAGCGCAATGGGCGATGAGCCATTCGACTATATCGGGCTGCCGTTCAGCGATGCGAACTCCCTGCAGCTTATGTCCGTTGAAATGAACGACAGCGCCGGACGCTGGAGCTACATTCGCCAGCTTTACGGTCATGTGTACACGGCAAAAACGGGCTCGCTGTCTGAACTGGTGGCATTTGGTGATTCGCTCAACAACCAGCACATCACCATCGCTGGCTATGAGAAAGAGGTGCAAACCTGTGTCGATGAGCTGGTGGGGTATCGCCTGGGGCGTGCTGCTGTCTTCCTGCGCATCGACCCGGCCCGCCCAACCCAGACCGGGGAGCTGACCGGGGCATTGCCCGCACCGACAGGTAAACGCTTCACCGTCACCGAGCAGAATTCCCTGCTGGCGCACGGTATCGCCACGGCTTACACGGAATCTGGCGTGCTGCGCATTCAGCGCGACGTCACTACCTACAAAACCAATGCGTACGGGGTTGCGGACAACAGCTACTACGACAGTGAGACGTTGCACACCAGTGCTTACGTTCTGCGTCGGCTGAAATCGGTTATTACCAGTAAGTACGGCCGCCATAAACTGGCAAATGATGGCACCCGTTTTGGCCCGGGGCAGGCGATTGTTACGCCAGCGGTTATCCGCGGTGAGCTGGGGGCAACTTATCGCCAGCTGGAGCGGGAAGGTATTGTGGAAAACTTCGAGCTGTTCCAGAAATACCTGATTGTTGAGCGAAACCAGAACGATCCTGACCGCCTGGATATTCTGTTCCCGCCGGATTATGTCAACCAGCTGCGCGTATTTGCGGTGCTCAATCAGTTCCGCCTGCAGTACAACGAGGAGACCGCGTAATGGCAAAGATTGCAGGTACAACCTATTTCAAAATTGACGGCCAGCAGTTGTCGATCACCGGCGGTATCGAAGTGCCGATGAATACCAAAGTGCGCGACGATGTGATTGGCCTGGATGGTTCCGTTGATTACAAGGAAACCACGCGTGCGGCCTATACGAAAGTGACGGCTAAGGTACCGAAGAATTTCCCAATCGACAAAATTACCACTTCTGACGTTATGACGCTTACGTCGGAGCTGGCGAATGGGCAGGTATACGTGCTTTCAAATGCCTGGCTACATGGTGAGGCAAACCATAACCCGGAAGAAGGGACCGTTGACCTGGAATTCCACGGTGAAGAAGGATTTTATCAATGAGAGAGTTAACGCTGAAAAAGCCGATCATGGCGCATAACGAAAAGTTGCATGTGCTCGAACTGCGTGAGCCATCCTACGACGAAATTGCCGCCACGGGGTTTCCATTTACCCTTTCGGCAGAGGGTGGCATTAAACTGGATAGTGCCGTTGCACTGCAATACCTTCCCGTCCTGGCGGGGATACCCCGATCATCTGCAGCACAATTAACCAAATTAGATATTTTTAAGGCCTGCATGTTGATCCTCAACTTTTTTACCCAATCGGAGAGGGAGGAAATCTCCGGCAGCGAGTCTATAACACCGCTTACTTCTGGCGAATAAATCCGTTTGAACTCCGGCGGGCAGTCATATCAGATTTTCTGGAACTGGAAGCTGAGGCTGTCCGCATCAATGAGGAGATGAAGAATGTCGGATAGTTTTGAGTTAAAGGCCATTATTACTGCCGTTGACCAGCTTACCGGCCCGATGAAAGGGATGCAGCGGGAGTTAAACGGCTTTCAGAAGGAAATGGCGGGGCTGGCGCTGGGAGCGGCGGCGGCGGGTGTGGCAATTCTCGGCGCTCTGGCTTTACCGATAAACTCAGCTATTGGTTTTGAATCGAAAATGGCCGACATCCGCAAGGTGGTTGACGGCCTGGACGATAAAAAAGCCTTTGCGCAGATGAGCGATGACATTCTGACGCTCTCCACCCAATTACCCATGGCGGCGGAAGGTATTGCTGAAATCGTCGCCGCCGGCGGGCAGGCGGGTATCGCCAGAAGTGACCTGATGCAGTTTGCGAATGACGCTGTGAAAATGGGTATCGCGTTTGATACCACCGCCGAAGAGTCAGGTCAGATGATGGCTCAGTGGCGTACGGCGTTTAAGTTGACGCAGGATGATGTCGCTGTCCTCGCCGATAAAATTAACTACCTGGGGAATACCGGCCCTGCGAACGCGAAGAAAATATCTGACATTGTGACGCGAATCGGTCCTCTGGGTAGCGTGGCCGGGGTGGCCTCCGGTGAAATTGCCGCGATGGGGGCGACCATTGCCGGGATGGGCGTTGAGTCTGAAATTGCCTCCACGGGTATCAAAAACTTTATGCTCTCGCTTACCGCGGGTAAGTCTGCCACCTCCGCTCAGAAAAAGGCGCTCAGCTTCCTGAAGATTGATCCCGGGCAGCTGGCGGCTGATATTCAGAAGGATTCTAAAGCAGCGATTTTGAACGTGCTGGATTCGCTGGCAAAAGTCCCGAAAGCAAAACAGGCGGCGGTGATGAACTCCCTGTTCGGGAAGGAATCACTTTCAGCCATTGCGCCGCTGCTGACCAACATGGATTTACTGCGGACCAACTTTAATCGGGTTGCTGATGCGCAGGAATACGGCGGCTCGATGCAGAAGGAATACGCGAGTCGGGCTGCCACGACGGAGAATCAGTTAACGCTGCTTAAAAACAGCGTGAATGCCATCTCGGTGACCCTGGGCGATACCTTCCTTCCTGCAATCAACGATGCGACTAAAGAGGTGATGCCGTACCTGGAGCAGCTTCGGAAATTTGTGCGGGCTAACCCTGAGCTGGTCCAGTCCGTTGCGAAGTTCGGCGCAGCATTACTGGGCACCGGCGTTGCTATCGGTACGCTCTCCCGTGCGTTCAAAGTGCTGAACAGCGTTATGAACCTGTCTCCTGCCAAAGTTGCCATTGCAGCCCTGGCAGCGGGCGCGCTGCTGATTATTGATAACTGGGATGATGTGGCCCCGGTAATCAGGGCGGTCTGGTATGAGGTGGATCAGGTAGCCCAGGCAATGGGCGGCTGGGAGACGGTGATCGAGGGTGTTGGTCTGGTGATGGCAGGCGCATTTACCCTCAAAACGATTGGTGCATTGAGAGAGGCGGTCACGCTGGCCGGTTCGCTCTCCGGTTTGCTCGGCTCGATTGCCAGAATGGGAGCAATGACCATCACGATTGGCGTCGCGATATCCCTGTTGAAGCAGCTGGAGGATCTCGAAAAAGATTCGAAAGAGTCCGGCATGAGTAAAGGTGAGTTTCTGGTAAATAAAATGCAGGGCAAGGAAAGGGAACGGGGCTATAACGGTATTCTGTCACGCATTAATGAGTTGACGGGAATGTATAATGTCTACCAGGTCCCTGACGGGCGCTATCTTCCTGCTGTTCCGCTGAATCGTTCACCGGGCGGGCTTAATTCTCCTGTATCACCCCAGACGCAGCGTAGCGAACTCAAAGTAAGCTTTGAGAATGCGCCTCAGGGAATGCGCGTGGTTGACATTCCAGAGTCAGGAAACCCACTTATGTCGGTAAGTCACGACGTCGGCTATTCCCCGTTCAGAAAACCTCGTTAAACCCGCTTCGGTGGTTTTATGGTGAATATATGGCTCTATTTTCCCCGCAAGGCTGGCGCGATCGTCTGCGTGACGCATCATTTCGAAACGTACCTTTTTCTGTAGAAGATGATGAAAGTTCATTTGGTCGCCGCGTGCAGGTCCATGAGTACCTTAACAGGGATAAACCGTTTACGGAGGATTTAGGCAGGGCAACACGCCGCCTTACGATAAATGCCTATCTGATTGGTGATGATTATGCTGATCAGCGCGACCGCCTGATTGTAGCGATTGAAACAGCGGGACCCGGCACACTTGTTCACCCACAGTTTGGCGAAATGCAGGGCAGCATTGACGGCCAGGTAAGCGTTACGCACAGCGTGGCAGAAGGGCGCATGTGCCGGGTATCGTTTCAGTTTGTTGAAAGTGGTGAGTTGTCTTTTCCAACGGCCGGGGCTGCAACAGCGCAGCGATTAAAGGCGTCAGGCGGCCTTTTTGATGATGCAATTGAAGGGATGTTCTCTGCGTTTTCGCTATCCGGTATTCCCGATTTTCTTCAGAGCGATGTGTTAGCTGATGCTGCCGGAATGCTTAATGATGTTGCTGACGCTTTTAAAATGGTGGACTCCGGCGTTTCCGCAGCGATGCGGCTGCTGCAGGGGGATTTGTCCGTCATCCTGATGCCGCCTGGTACGGCAAATGATTTTGTGCGTGCACTTCAAAAGGCCTGGCGCGCCGGTGACCGTCTGAGCGGTGACACTTCCGATCTGGTCACGATGGTTAAGACCATTTCAGGTATCACGCTCGACCCCGGGCTGGCGCCGCGTGGAACCTGGCCAGGTGATTCGGGTTCGGTTTCAGTGCAGAAAGCGCGTAGTAACATGGTCGCTGGCGCAATCAGGGCGACAGCGCTTGGCACAGCAGCAGGCATTGTTGCTGAACTCCCTCAACCTGCCGCCTCTCCCCCGGCGTCCAGGCAGCCCAACGCTGCCGGCGTCACCGGTGGGTTAAACCAGATCGATATTATTCATGTTTCTCATCCCGCGCTTGATAGCGCCCCCACAGCGCAGGCGGTAAATAAGTCGCCATCATGGGACGCGCTGACCCGTATCCGCACAGCGTTAAATACGGCTATCGACCTGGAGCAATTACGGGTAACAGACGATGGCCTTTTTCAGCAAATCACCGCGCTGCGATCTGATGTTAATCGTGATATTGCCGGACGCCTTGCGCAGGCTGAAAGAACAGCAGAAAGAACGCCGGTAGATGTCCTTCCCGCGCTGGTACTCGCCGCCGACTGGTACGACGATGCCCGCCGCGAAACCGATATTCTTTCCCGCAATAGCATTTCACATCCCGGCTTTGTGCCGGTTAATCCATTGAGGGTTCCGGTGCGATGAACAGTCTTGTTTTTTTGCGTGTAAACGGGCGCGAGTGGGGAGGGTGGACGTCGGCGCGTGTGAGTGCCGGCATAGACAGAGTGGCGCGCGATTTTAACGTGACGATCACCCGGCAGTGGCCTGGCGCTACGGAAAACCAGCCCATGATAAAGAATGGTGACCTGGTTGAAGTGCTGATCGGTAGCGACCTGGTTATCACCGGCTGGGTGGAAGCTACGCCGGTTCGCTATGATGCCACATCGATTAGCACCGGTATTGTGGGGCGTAGCAAGACAGCCGATCTGATCGACTGCTCTGCAGCTCCGGCACAGCACAGCGGAAAAAGTCTGGTCCGTATCGCCAGCGCGTTAACCAGCCCGTTCGGGATCACCGTTATTGACGATGGCGCACCGGCAACAGCCGTTATTGATGCCCAGCCTGAGCATGGTGAAACGGTGGTGGATTGCCTTAATCGCCTGCTGGGCCAGGTTCAAACGCTGGCTTACGATGATGGAGAAGGCCGGTTGCACCTCGGCGCCGTGGGAAGTTTGCGTGCGTCCACGGCTCTGGTGCTTGGCGAAAACATACTTTCGTGTGATACCGAGCGCAGCGTTCGTGAACGTTTCTCTGATTATCTGGTAACCGGCCAGCGGCCGGGCACAGATGATGATTTTGGCGAGGCGACGATCTCCGCTATTCGCCAGAGCACCCGCGATGCGGGTGTGACGCGCTACCGCCCGCATACACTCCAGCAATCCGGGACGGCCACGGCAGACAGCTGTAAATCCCGATGTGAATTTGAAGCCAGGCAGCGCGCCGCGAAAACGCAGGAAACTACCTATACCGTACAGGGCTGGCGCCAGGGTAACGGCGAGCTGTGGCAGCCCAATCAGCGCGTTATTGTATTCGATCCCATGCAGGGGTTTGACAATACCGAACTGGTCATTGCTGAGGTGACTTATAACCAGGACGGGAACGGCACGACAACAGAATTACGCGTAGGTCCCGCTGATGCTTACCTGCCCGAGCCAACCAAACCGAAGAAAAAGAAAAAACAGAGTAAGGAGGATGAATTCTGATGGCCGGAAACATTAAAGGGCTGGTGAATTTGTTCGCGCGCGGCGTGCTGACATCCCTTGATAGCGCGAAAAAATGCCAGGCTGCCGGCCTGAAATTAATCGGCGGGGATCCGAAAGAGAATGTGGAGTACCTGGAGCCCTACGGGTTTACTTCCTCGGCGCAGGATGGTGCAGAAGCGGCGGTTTTATTTCCGGGAGGGGACCGCTCGCACGGTGTTGTAATAACCGTATCTGATCGCCGTTATCGCCTTAAAGGGTTGAAGCGCGGAGAGGTGGCAATTTACGACGATCAAGGCCAGTCGGTGATATTAACTCGTGACGGGATAGTTGTGAACGGCGCCGGAAAACCGATCGTATTCAAAAATGCGCCTAAGGCCCGCTTTGAAATGCCCGTCGAAGCGACCGGAAACATCAGGGATAACTGCGACAGCAGCGGTAAAACGATGGCGGATATGCGACAGACATATAACGGCCATACCCATAAAGAAAACGGCGACGGCGGCGGTACCACTGACACGCCAGGCCAGACGATGAGTTAAACACCATGATCCTCTATGTTAACGGGCTCCTGAGGGAGTCAACGGACCCGCTCGACCCTTTAACGCGCGCTGTAGTGATATCGCTGTTTACATGGCGGCGAGCAGAACGCGACGATCACACCGCGCAGGCGATGGGATGGTGGGGCGATACCTGGCCCACCGTACAGAATGACCGCATCGGCTCCCGCCTCTGGCTACTGAAACGCCGCAAGTTAACGAATAAAACGCCACAGGAAGCCCGGGAGTATATCGGGCAGGCGCTGGCATGGATGACGGATGACGGCGTGGCCGCGCGTATTGACGTTGTAGCCGGGCGCACCGGTATTGATGTGCTGGCGTGCGGCATAACGATTTATC